ATATACGAGTAAATATATATACGAGTAAATATATATACGAGTAAATATATATACGAGTAAATATATATACGAGTAAATATACGAGTAGAATGTCACTTCCAACATTTAAATTTACGAATTTTGGCGCACCTACCAATAATGACAGCGTAAATAGTGGGTTGTCTGTTTCTTCCAAAATGGCGAAATCCGGGATTATTGCCGACATCAAAGAAAAAGCACAAGATACATTTAAAGACATCAAGATGCCTGAACTGTCTCTCGACAACAGCGGGGGCGACGGCGACGGCGGCGGGAGCGACGGCGATCGTTTTTTTTCGATTTGGACGTTGGTGAAGTTTATCATCATCGTATTGATTCTATGGTTTATGTGGAGTAGTTTGTCATCCAATAGCGATTTTTCTTTAGGCATGGGAGAATTTGGTGAAAAGATAAATACGTTTCTGAAATCGATGGAAGAAAAGGGACGGGATGTCATCTCTCGACTCACGGGCGCACCTCTCAATACCGCCACCTCCGCTGGCAGCACCCAGAGTGATAGCAGCGACAGCGACAGCGACAGCGACGGCGACGACGATGGCGACAAACCAAAGGCACGACGACCACAACCGAGAGATTCATCGAAGGCCGCATCGGCATCGGCACATCGCCCACCCGTCCCACCCGACGCAACAAACAGCAGCGATAAAAAACCGGGATTCTTGACTGACGATAACAAATACACATTTTTAGACAAAGCCGACCGTAACTACTCAGGGCCGTCGCCACGCGCGGATGATAGCACGAGTGTTACACAAAAACATCAAAGTGGAAAAGGTGGCTACTGCTACATTGGCGAAGACCGCGGATTTCGTAGCTGTGTGAAGGTGGAAGCAACGGATAAATGTATGTCGGGACAAGTATATTCACGCCATGACATTTGTATCGACCCTACTCTGAGAGAATAAGCAAACCCGACTTCGACGACTACAACGATAGATACCGAATTTCAGGAGTATATGAAAACAATTCGCTGATTTGTTGCTGCCCGTCTCGGTAGATAAGTGTAATCGTTACGTTATATTCCGTCCCAACAATAATAATTTCAGAACCTGCGTTTGTTGCCGGAATACGAATCTTATGTTGCCCAGATCCCGAGATGGGTTGATTATCTGTATTCAAAGAAGTAGAATAGGTAGCATTCAAACCATTTACTTTTACAGATGTAATTGGATTCGCGATTTGCCATTGCGTATTGATTGAAAATGTCATATCTGCATATGACAAACCAGAAGATGTATAATACCCTTCAATGTTAAAAATGAACGCTTTCGCAGATGTAGGATTAATGGTTAAAAATACACGCGCACTTTCATTACTTGTCAAATAACCGTTATACGTTTCCATGATAATCGAATACGACCCATCGACCAGATACAGATTATTCAATACACCGATATCTGCGCTATACGAGGTTCTGGTGTCGGTGGAGGATATATTATATGGATAGGTAAGACCCGAACCGAGTGAAGCAGGTGGTGTAATCGTAATATTATAATATTTAATCACGGTTCCACCTGTATCAGGTTTGGACCATGTAATGTTAATATAATTACGCGACATATCGGTTATCGATGGCGGTAATAGACCATATTTCGATGTGATGGTTATATTTGTAGGAACACCCGGTTTCATAAGTGTTCGCGCGTTAATAATCGCGGATTCTGGACCAATACCAACACTATTGATGGGTTCTATTTTTATCTGATATTTACTCTCGTTGAATAAATTCCGCAGAACATAACGACGCACCTGACTACCGGCGGTTGGAATAATCACATTCGATATTGTAAGTGTTTCTTTTGTCCATGTAGTATCAGGCACCTTTCTATAATACAAATTATACGCGGTAATCGGTGGGCCGTTATAGGATGAAACCGCCGCACCCGCAGCCGTCGCCGCACCACCACTGCTACTGCCAGTATTCGACGGGTCCGTCCATTTCAAATTCACCATCAAGTTTTCCCGTTCATCCACATTCGTAAATCCGAAATCGTTAATAATCGACGGGACTGATGATGTTTTCAGCGTGATTGTCGCCGGCACACTCGATAACCCGCGTTCATTCCCCGAAAACACCGACAAATAATAGACGGTATTATCAAGAATTTCAATAGACCCTGGTATGCGTTCAAATACAACCGAATTTCCGTTGATTTCACCGCTAACAGGATTAAACGTTGGGGGTGGAGCACCCGCCGCTGGTTTGTATGGAAATACGCTTTTATAAGGCGCCCATGTTTTGTTATTTGTGGAATACGTAATGACATAACCGGTGATGGGTAAGCCGCCATTTGAATCCGGCGCATCCCATGACAACGTGACCCGTTTATTTACGTTATCATAACTACTAATTCGTAAATTCGTTGGTTCAGTTAAAATCGTTGTTGGGATATTCAGCGTGAGTTGAAGACCTGCTTCATACTGATAGGTGCGTTTGTAATTGTATAAATTGATAGAGGGGTCAAGGCAAAGAACGCGTTCGGGTCCAGGCACGCCACATGCGCTGGTAAGACCGCATAATATACGGCTGTTGGCGGCAGTAGGGGGGCAAATCAACGCAAATGGACTCGCGGTATCGGTCGTGTATCTCGCCGAATTTCCGATATTCCGCATGAGCTCACCGCGTGCTGCTTTCGCATATTTTTGCGTTTTCGTGAGTCCGCCCGCATTTTTATTGTATTTTAGGATTTCTGCTTTGCGTCGCATATCATAGACTTCATCGACTTGCGTCGCAGTAAGTGGTTGTCCAGTCACACTATTCACCAAATTCGACGATCGACATTCTGGCTTGAAACGTGTCCAAAACTGGCGATTGTATGGGTTTGTGTAAAAAAGGTTTGTATTACAATTAATAATCGCAGGTGTGATTTCAAACACATTCACGTCGAATGTTGCGACCTTTTGGTTGAAATTCGTCGTCGCTGCCTGCGTTACAGTTATCGTCGCTGTCCCTGAACCATATACGAATGCTGTATATACGGCCGAAGTGCCGCTGCCAGTTACACGCAAATTTAATAAACTTTCATTCGATGATGCAAACGTAATCAGACCATCCGCTTCTTTATTATTCGACTCTGGCGGAGTTAATACAAACGACCCTTCTGATGACATTTTATTCATGTCGGGCAGTTTATAAATGGTATTTATGTCATCGGTATTTGTTTCGGGCGTTTGATTTATAAATGTTGGTGTTGATTTTTTGATAATAAGACGAATCGTATTCACATAACCGAGCATATCCCCGATTCGCTGGTTTGACCGTTTATAGACGGGGGTCTCCTCTTGAAGGAATTTAATTGAAATCGGGTTGAGTTGGCTCACACTCGTTTGTGTGCTTTTGATGAAGGTAATCCGATTCCCGGATATTCTTATATATTCGCCGGTTTGTTCGAATGTTCGCGGAAGAGTCACGCTCAAATAATACTGGATATCTCCATAATCAGGGGCGCCAGTTTGGATATTTTTACGCGTAGTTCTTGCGAAATCCGGAAAGTTGAGGTCGATATGTCCATCGAGCCATTCTCGTACAAGATTCCCACTACTGTCAGGTATCGAATTTAATTTGCTTCGCCCGAGACCAGTAAATGGTGTATTCAAACTAATATCGGTTGTCGCTTTTGTGATGGTAAGCGGGACGTTGATTGTCTTATCTAAAAAGAGGGTTTCACCTGATATGGTGGTTATAGCTTGTTTTATTTCCATACGTATCATTGTCGAAGGCTGGTCATACCGAAATCCGCCGGAGTTATCATAAACACCGTTGATAAGAAGAGCATTACGATACGGCAGGCGGACATCTTCTGCGCCCGGATTTTTATATAAACCATTGGGGTTCGGTGTATTTGCCGGGTCACCAGATGCTTGTGGAATCACATAATAGTCTCGGTCCAGACGTTCGATGCTGACTGCGAAATTGTTGGATGGAAATGAAAATCGAATAGGGGTGTAACTATTGTTGGATACGAGGTTAATCAGAGGTATGAATCCGATAAGTGAATTTCGTTTCGCAATGATGGATGCGGGTATATCTGTGTCACGAGGTCCGACACCTGGAAGTGTGCTAGGATATGTAAATGTGCCAGGTAAAAGTGTAAATGTAGTAGTGTAATTCAAAGAATATATGTTAAAACGATGCCCATATTCGCCTACAAAATAAACATCACCGGTTGGTGAATCTTGTTGTAATGACGGCGTCCATGTTGGAACAACAGCGGGCATTTTTTGATATTTTTTTACACCAGTATTGCTGATATCTCCATGTAAAAAAATATTACCTCATGTACCAATTATTTGACAAGTAAGCACCGACATTCTTCGTATTATTTTGTCCGCCAGTATTTGTAACCATCTTCATATTCGGCCCTTCATCCACGATGCTCTTGATTTTATTCGAACCGACGGAATAATTGAAATATTGGATGGTCGAAATATAACCACTAAAACGGTTGCTTGCTTTGCTTTCGCCGATATATACCTTGCCATAATTCTGTAATGGAATACCGGCGGTTTTACGACGTTGTGCGAGACGACCGTTGATATATAGGTCGATGACGTTGTTGGTTACACGAATGACCGCATTCACCCAATTCTTCATGGGAATATCGGTTGCGATGAGCTTCTCGTGTAAATTTTCTTTCTTGTCGGCTTCATTATCCTTCTTGCCATTGACATCAACGACCGCCAATAATGTGACATTCACACCTTTATCGGTGCGGTCGGGGTTTGTAGCGCTGACGATGTCTGTAAATTTAATATACAATCCTGGTGCATTATTTGGATAATAAATGCCATCCCCAGATGATTTTGTTCCTTCACCGCCTTTGCTAAAGATTCTTGAATATTTGTCCTTTTGGAGAGGGACCTGATTGATATAAAACCACGCCGACCACGTATATTCTAAACCGCCGTCTTCATTCATAGACCTCGCGATGAATACTGAATCTTCTTTCGCTGGGTCCTGTGTTCGTTCCATCGCCATATCCTCCGTATTTGCGGTTCCGTCTAACACAAAAGGCGACATCGATGGAAGCAACAAATAGGACAATCCGATAATGGAGAGTTTTACTGCCACTGAAAATACGATAAACACCATTAAAATAAATGCGAATTTGGCGACAAGACTATTGGATTCCATGAATTCTCTCAGACCAAAACTGCCGCCGCTGCTTCCGCTGCTTCCGGTGCTCGAAGACAACCCAGCACTACTTGGATTTGAAAAACTTGATGTGATTCCTTTTAAAAATCCGCCGCCACCTCCGTCGCCGTTGGATTCACTCATTATTATAGGATTCTTACTAATATAATCGAATAAAAAAACAATCGTTACAAAATAACCGATACAAATGAATAGGTTGTTTTGCGTAGTAATGATGATTGATGTGGCATTTTCCGACCGTGTGTTAAGTGCTAACACTCGCCTGTTCTTGATTATCCACAATAAAGCTCAACTTCACCTTGTATTTATTGAGAAGGTCGCTCCACGGGCTTCCACCAAATCCTTGGGAGTAAATATCCCATGCTTCTTGCGGGGCGATAGGTGCGGCTTTCAGTTTTACATTCGTAATAAAACCGACATCCGCGGTCTTCACCGCCTCGTTGTCATCGCCTAAAACAATACTTTGGGTTTCTTGAAGTCGCGACCCCTGATTTACAACGCACGATTTTACGAGTTTTCCATCGACATAAACATCCATCGCGGAACCGTTGAAACTGATAATCAGATTCACCCATTTTTGAAGAGGAAATTCGGCGATTTCGCAGTCATCACCCGAGGACGCGCCGGTTCTCGGAAAAATCTGTATTGTGTTCGTGTTGGCTTTAAACTGAACCTTAAACATGGTAGAAGCGGCATCTCCCGAACCACCGGTGTGAAAGCTCACGACATTCGTGCCATTCACCCACTTCTTGATGTAAAACCAGATAGAAATAGCGCTATTTGCTTTAAAACTACTCGGTAGATTCGACCCCTGTAGCGTTGTTTTGTTCGCCCATTTCTGCATCGTCCCTAAAGTTGTATAGGTCGTCGTCAAAGCCTTGAAAATGACATACAACAGTAAAAGAATAACAACGATTGCTAGAACTAATTTTGAATTCATCTTTTTTCTTCGTATAATAATTACATATATTATTTACTTTGAATAGACTGTGGTGGTTCCGGCCGCTTTGACTTCATCTTCGATGGTCTTCATTCCAATCATCGGCGGATTCTGCGACTTCAACATCGTATATGTCCAACGTATCTGTTCTTTCGTAAGGGGGAATTTGTGAAATCCAAAATTACAAATCGACCCATTCAACCCCTTATTATTATTTGTATCGCCAACAGTAATCGGTTTCAATACAATATCCGGCATAATGAAGTCGCTGCGAACAAGCAGTCGATTATTCATAAATACATCCATCGTTTTTCCGTTGTAATTCACGACAAAGTAATTCCATCGTTGAAGAGGAATCGACGCATCGAGCTCTTCATCGTTATCCACCAACAGCCGGATTTGGTCCTGTTTATTTTTTGATTTCCCTTTGATAATCGTATTGTAATTCGTGCGTGAATTGTAAATCAAGGTCGAACTGGATACTGGACTACCCGAGAGGTCGAGTGTATTACACCACAACTTCAGTTCGGTAGTCGATGTATTATACGTCATTCGCGGAACCCCGCCGAAATCGAATATTTCTAAATCCTTATTGGTGCTAATGACCGGATTATTCAAGAAGACCCAACCCGAAATCGAATAGTTGTATCGCTTTTTTTCTTCGACCGGACAATTTGCCGCCTTATCTTCGGGTGAGCGGTCAATACCAGTGTTATGATAAATGAAAATTTGCGGGCTTTGCGTATTCAGGTTGGTGTCATACTTCTGTTTCAGTGATACAGGAGCAGCCACGATTTGTGATGCGGATGCTCCGATATAATTCAAAAGGTAAGGGCCGCCGAATAAAATCGCAATAAGAAGCAACTCGATTGCGACGATAATCCAGATGGGGCGGGTAGTATCACCAACCGCGGATTGTGAAGATGTCAGCATATCAAGGAATAAACAAGGAATAAATAAAATGCCGAGCCATAATAGTTTCAATATTTTCAATCCGATTGCGGATTTCGTAAGATGAAAGAGGAACATCGCCAAAATAAGCACGACCATCACGGCATGCTGTTTCGCATACGCAAGCGCACATAACACGATAAAAAACACGGTATTGATAATGAAGCGGACATTCGTAAATAGACTTGCGAGAGATGGTTTGTTCGCTGCTGCTGCTCCTGCTGGTGTGCTCGAAGACGGGTTCAGCGTATCGATGAATTCCAACCCGAAATGAAAGAGGAGAATGGCGATACCTAATACAGTCATTCCAGTAACAGACATGCGGTCTTTATCGTCTTTATCGCGGTCATACATCCAGACAATCACCATCAAAATAACATACGCGATATGAGTCGCACCGAATGCGAGCTGACGAAGCGGTTTTTGCTCATCTTCGGTTTTCATGTCATCAAATACGTATTTTTCGGGCGTTTTGTTATTGTTGGCGGTCTTGAATTTCTCTCGAAGCGCCGCAACACCACCGGCAACAGCAACAATCGCGATGATTGCGTATATGATGTGAGCAGTAGGTGAGTTCAGATTCGCCATGACACCACCAGATGCGACGGTCTCTGCGCCACCACCCCGATTCACGAACTCGGCATCAATCTTATATACATAATACACTATGGCAAGAATAAGAATTACAAAGGATATGGTGAGTAATAACACCTTAATGAGCTTACCGATTGCGCCTACTTTGGCTTCGTTGATTCCGGTGGGTTCGGCGGCGGGGGAAGCGGAGGCAGCGGTGGCGGCAGCAGCAGCCGCAACGGATGCGTCTTGATGAACCGATGTTACACTCGCAGGTGTCGGCGGAGTATTGTCTGTGGGAAACATGCGAAGATCGATGTCGCCAGCGTTCCAGTTCCAGAATTTCAGCTTGTCCAATTCTTCGTTGCGTTTATTTATGAATTCTTGAACCCCCGATAATGACGCGATACTGTATATACCTGTGCGGAACAATACGACCAACAACCATGGAACTAGATATACGATTGTCAATAACTGACGCAGCAATCGTTTCAAAATGAACTCTTTTTCGAAATCTTCATGCACGCCATTTGAGAAGATATGATAACCGGTTGGTATTGCGCAAATCGCGAGAAGGACGACGAATGCGATTGCCCACCCCCAATTCTCCGGAACAACGGGCAAAGATGCACCACTCTTCGCCTCCTCTGCCGGTTTTATTCTGGCCAGATAAATCCACCACCACAAGAGACCAAACACAAATACAGCAATAAACGCCAATACACCAATCCAGCCGCCCCGCGTGGGGTTCGTGTCATTTTTCTTGAACTGCCACACCTGAATCGACTCTGCGAACTTCAGCATCGAATCAAGACCACCTACATTCATTTCTTTCACCATCGGAAGCAGTAATATCGCGCACAATAAGAGGCCGACGATGATCACGATAAAAAATGTGTCGATGAGTTCTTTCACACGCGCAAACATATCTCCCGAAAATGTATCCGCAATCCAATCACTTGTTTTTGATGAAGTCGTTACACGTGTAAAAAGCACACTCACCCACATGATGATGAGAATCACCGAGAAAAAGGGAATCAGCGAAAACCATTTGGCGAAACGCACTTCTGTTTTTGAAGCACTACTCTTCTTTTCATCAATCGCCGTGAATATTTTATCCCAGTCGGTTGAAAGCATCTTATCGGCTTTCACCTTGTCTTTTATGTCCTCGTCAATATGATCAGAAACCATAAACATTTTACGGTAGGCATACACAATGATAAAGAACCCGATCACAAATATGGATAAAAATGAGCTTACACCTACAACTGCTTTTACTGGCGACTTTGTTTGGTCCGACATGTTTTGAACTCGTTCTTCGATTGCTTTATCTACTGCTGCCTCGAATTCTCCCGTATTGGCAAACGCATTCGGCGATTTCTTCTGAACTTCCTTTATTGCCTCTTGTCTCAACCGCTGATAATAAACGCTGTCCTTGTCGGTCTTGATTACATTTATATCCACGGATTTATTTGCCTCTTGATCCACGACGCCCCATGAAATAAAGACAAAAATCAAAAACGCAATCGGCAAAAAGATGAACGCACCTTTGAATATTTTCAACTTTTCTGTTTGTCCGAATAATATCAAGCAAAATACAATACCGATAATGATGTAAATGATACCATGGACGAATAATGTTTTATCCTCGTAGGTCGAACCTTTTGCTTTTTGGTCATCTGTTTTTTCAAATCCAGGGCCACCAAGACTTTTAGATAAAAATAAACCGCCCGGCATAAAAATGGCCGCTAGAATCAACGCAAACACAGCACCCAACGTTTTTATATCGGCGAGTTTCCCTTTTTCACTTGCCAAGCTCCATAAACAATACCCGATTGCGATAAACACCGCGATTTGGAAAAATAAGCCGGTTCCTAACATCGCGTCGGCACTCGTATTTGCGATACCTTTTTTGTATTCATCTGACGCTATCTTGTCGGCATTCAATTTATTACCTAAGTCGCTCTTCATTTCGCTTCCGCGCACAACCAAAGGAATACCCACGATAATAAATAGGATAAAGAGAGGTATGCGTGATGGTGTGAAGTTTTGAATGAAAGGAATTTTATCGGCGATGACCGGAATGTTTTTGAACGCTATCAGTAAAAAATAGAGAAATCCAGCAATCAATAATAGCGAACCAACAGTAATGAGACCGGATGATGGGTCATAATCGGTGCTTCGACCAGAGACATGAATGCTCGAAAATCCTAGCGCGATACCAAGCCCGAATACTACGACGGCGATGCCGATACCTATGACATAATTACGCGTGCTTATGTTTGAAAAATCAATAGTGTCGGCAAGTTTTGGCATAAATGTGGGAGGGGTGCTACTATTTTCGAGTTCAAGAAACTTTGATGGGGAAAAATAATGAATAAACGAAACAAGGACGAATGCGATGACGAGTGTCGCGAATACATGCCAATTATATTTTAGTAGGTCAGATGAAACCATGCTAATAAATACGATTAGAACGAGAATAATAATCGGGAGATAATCCAGCAATTTTTTGATATGGAACGCTTCTTGGATCGTCTCAACCTTATTTGATTCTTTTTTACCTTCTGGACTGTCTAATGTATTTATCGTTGCGGCTGCGGCCGCGGTTGCTCTTGATATTACACTAACGGGAGGGGCCATTTATTTCTTTATATCCTCCTTATACGAAGAACACCCAGTTATTATTATAGGATATAAAAATGTGATACGCACTACGATATTATAAAAAGGACATCGCGGTCTTTTTTCCATGACAGTCTCGACATAAAGCGACTAAATTATCGATGTGATTGGAACCGCCGTGTTCTAAGGCAATGACGTGATCCACTTCAAACCAAGCGGGAAGCTGGCGCTGACAATCACCGCATTTCCAACCCTGTTGTGCGGCGACATACTTTTTCTTTGTTTCACTTACGCTACGCTTGCTAGAATTTTTGCCGGAGTTGAGCAAGCGTCTTTCCGCGGGGGTTCCTCCGGGGGTTCCGCCGGGGGTTCCGCCCCCCAACGACGGCCGTGCGATTGGTTGCGCGGTTGTTGCGCCTATCGCACTACTCATTGCCCCGCTCATCGCACCACCGTCGTGGGGGGGCGGAACCCCCGGCGGAACCCTCGTCATATCAAAAAACGGCGTTATCATATCCGCTGTCCCCTTACTTATCGGCATATACTTGATGATATCATTTGCATGAAACAACAATTGCCTAGAGTTATCTGGATTGCGGCGTAAAAACAGGAAGAGTGAGAGACCAATAAACCCGAATGTCGCCATCTTAATCCACTTCTGATTGCTTTGAAACATTTTCAACGGCTGACCATCATAGTATGTATTCACGATAAGAACTGCTGTAACGATGAATACGATGTATTCGGTTTTTACCATATCATATAATATTTTATTAAATTTTATATAATACATCTAAAATAATGTGATTATTTTTTATACCGACGCGTCTTGGTAGCGCGTCTGTTTTTGCGTATTTTTTTACGCGAATTACTGCGCTTGCCTTTTCCGCCATCTACTTGTAGTTTAGTATTAGTAGTATTAGTATTAGTAGTAGTAGTAGTAGGAGTAGGAATCTGCCATCCGGATAGTGTGTCCTTTAAACTCATTTTTGCCAGTTTGTCTGTAAGACCAATATTTTTACCATATACTCCATCACTATTGGCATAATCGACTCCTGCTTGGGTCCATCCTGTTTTAGTCCCTGACATTCTAAATTATACTATCGTATTATAATATAACATAATAAAAATTTTTCAACCGATTATTGTTAGCTAAACAACAACGGCATATTCGGCTTCACCGATTATGATAGTAATAGGCGGCGTATCCCAGCCCCGCCAGTAACACCAAATACACGAGCTTCTCTCGATACTTCAATTCCTCCATGATTTGGACAGACCGCGGCCTATAATGTAAATAATATCTCTCGAGCGCATCATGTAGGCTCACTTCATCCTTCATCAAGAGAACGTTATATCGATTATGAATGAAATGAACCCAGCGAATAAATGAATCGCGGCTGTCTAAATACGGCGTGACCGGATATTTTCCAAGCATTCGGTCAAACTCTGCCGACATCTCCGGTTCAGGAATAAACATGGAAAAATTCTGGATGAAATCGTAGTATTTTTTACGCGTAACATCATTCACATGGTCGGGGTAATTTACGGCGACGGTCATCAAGAAGAACCAGTATTGCGGTCCCCATACTTTCGCGTCAAGCTTAATCATCGTTTGCTTATAATGAAACGACATAAAAACAACCATAGAACTACGATAAGCGAATTTAAAAGATGGAAGAAGGAGAGGGACATGAAACGGAACAAGGACATGAAACGGCTCTGGCTGCTCCTGACGCCGAAAAGCTAAACAATCCTAAATCTGCGTTGTCATATCTTGAAATAACACAACTACGAAATCATCGAAGTAAGCACTTGGCAGGGGGGTCGGGGTCGGGGTTGGCAGCGGGGGGCGCAGGTGCCAACACCGGAGAATCAAATAAATATTTCTGTAATAATTGTAATCGCACAAATCATGTGTATAACAATTGCCGTGCGCCGATTACAAGTATCGGTGTGATTGCGTTTCGTTGCGGTGAGACCGGTCCAGAGTTTCTCATGATTCGTCGGCGTGATTCATTCGGGTTCGTCGATTTTGTTCGCGGCAAATATTCATTAAACGACGAAGCATATATTCAGCGGATTATCGACGAGATGACGGTCAGCGAAAAGGAGAATCTGTTGCGTCTCACCTTCGAACAGCTTTGGCGTTTATTATGGGGTGAATATACGCGAAGCAGCCAATATAAAAATGAAGAGCATATTTCGTATGAAAAATATAGGCAGGTTCTTGGTGGAATACGCACGAAGGATGGCCGAGTGAAGACACTCCATCAATTTATCGAGGATTCGACCACGAACTGGACAGAAACAGAATGGGGATTTCCGAAAGGCAGACGCAATTATAATGAAAAAGACCTGCCGTGTGCGCTGAGAGAATGCCTTGAAGAGACCGGCTACGACATATCTAACGATAATGTAATACAAAACATCGCGCCATATGAAGAAATTTTCATGGGGTCGGATATGAAGTGTTACAAACAGAAGTATTTTCTCGCGATGGTGGATTTAGATAAGAAACCGAAAAAAGCACACGACATTATGGAGGTTGGTCTCATGAAATGGATGGCATTTGACGAGTGTATTCAAACCATTCGACCTTACAATTTAGAAAAAATTGGTATTGTTCGTAAAATCAATAACATATTATCCCGCTATCAGATTTTTTAATCCTTTTTATTTCGTGTAATTATATAAAGGGTATATCATTACATAATAACAACGAGAGGGACAATAGAATGGCCGAAGAACAAGAAAATATACCCATAGAAATAACAATACCGTCGTCATCGAGCGGTCCATCGCCATCGGTCGCGTCCGTTGCTGCTGCTGCTATGGCGGTCATGCCGTCAGATGAGGGTATTTCGATGGCGGCAAGTAAAAAACCGCGCACAATACGACCCAAAGCCAAAGCCAAAGCCAAAGCCAAAGCCGTCGTCGGTGCCGCCGCCGCAAGCACCGCTGACCGTTCCGACCCCCAAACCACGATTGCGAATATGAAACGTGAATTAGAAGAAGGACGTAGGCGTATCAAACCCGAAGAACTCAATCATCCATTTAGTAAGGAATTCAACAAGATGCTGCTTAAAAAAGAATTGCTTGAACGAGAGATGACGATACATGATATTGGGATTCTACCGATAGAGGGAGATAGTGACGACCCCGATGCCGACGCCAACGCCGAAGGCAGACGAATCGCCACAGCCGCCATGAATGGCCTTTACCCAACCTTAAACGACCCGAATTTTAATACCAAAATTGCCTTACGAAAAGAGTTTTTTGACACAAAGATGGATGTTGATAACTCGAAAAATGTAATGGAAGAGGCGGAGGTTTTATGTAACGCACAAATAGAACTTGCGCCGAATCAGCAATTTGTTCGTAATTTTCTTTCCGTCGAGACGCCTTATAATAGTTTGCTTTTATACCACGGTCTCGGCACCGGAAAAACATGTTCCGCGATTAGTGTTGCGGAAGAGATGCGTGATTATATGAAACAGATGGGCATTACGCAACAGATTATTGTCGTTGCTTCGCCGAATGTTCAGGAGAATTTCAGGCTTCAGCTGTTTGATGAACGCGAACTCCGAGAGATTGAGCCGGGTGTATGGAATATTCGCGCATGCACAGGTAATAAATTCATCAAGGAAATTAACCCGATGAATATGAAAGGACTGACGCGTGACAAAATCATCAAACAGATACGGCGGCTTATTTCATCACACTATTTGTTTTTCGGTTATAACGAATTCGCGAATTATGCGCGGGCGAACGCATCAAGTATTGGGGTTTCGCAAGATGACGCTGTTATACAAGAGGTGCGTCGTAAAGGTGTGAAGGGTGCTGCTGCTGCTCCCGTGGAGTCGAGTGCGAAAAAAGGACGCAAATCAGCCGCTGAACTCGCAAAAGCTGCCGAAATGGAGACACTTGCGATTGAAACTCTCTCGGTGACAAAGCTGCGCAAATTGTTCGCAAATACGCTGATTATTATCGATGAAGTTCATAATATCCGCATCACCGATGATAACCGTGATAAGCGTGTGGCGAAGATATTGTTTCAGATTGTTCAGAAGGTGAATAATGTGCGTTTGCTCCTTCTCTCGGCAACACCAATGTATAACAGTTACAAGGAAATCGTGTGGTTGATTAACTTGATGAACCTGAATGACCGTCGCGCGACGATTGACATCACGGATGTCTTTGATGACCGCGGTAATTTCCGTTTAGATGCGGATGGTCGAGAGATTGGAAAAGAATTGCTCGTTCGTAAAGCGACGGGTTATGTTTCATTCGTGCGTGGTGAAAACCCATACACATTTCCATACCGAGTATATCCGAGAGAACATTCGCCGGAATTCTCGCTTCTTGCGCGTCTTCATGGGGATGCGGGAGCGGTGGCGGGAGCGGTAGGGTATCCACGGCGTCAATTGAACGGGCGGTATATTGAACAACCGATTGAACATATGGATGTATATATGACACGCGTGGGCGATATACAAGAAGCCGCCTATCGATTTATAATAAACGACATGAAGGCGATGTATATCTATAAAAAGAGTGCGATGGTTCGACGAAAGAAGGCGGCGGCAGCGGCGGCGGCTGCGGCTGCGGAAGCAGAGAAAGGTAAAAGCAAAGGCAAAGAAAAAGGAAAAGGAAAAGGCAAAGGGAAAGCCGCCTCCGCCGCCGCAGCAGGAACAGGCACCGGCACTGGCAGCGTCGCAAGCACCGGCAATGTAATCGATGAAACCACGGTGGTCGAATCCGCGGATTTCCCTTCCTTTGAAAATATGGACACGATTGGTTATGCCGCAGTCCAACGACCTCTTGAAGCCTTGAATATGGTATATCCGCATCCATCTCTCATCGAATACATCAACGACCCCAACGATGAATTTGATATTACAGCATGTATCGGAAAAGAGGGTCTGCGTCATATCATGTCCTATGAAGAGGTCGGGAATCCACCGATGCGCCAGAATTTCGAATACCGCCCTGAATTCATACGCGGATTCAAACTGCCGAGAGGCGAAACAACGACAAAAACATCGTATCGTATCTTCGCGCCTGACAATATCGGTAGGTATTCCGCTAAAATAAAAAACATTACGGATAAGGTCATGGTCAGCGACGGCGTTATTCTTATTTACAGTCAGTATATCGACGGCGGTGTTGTTCCGATTGCTCTCGCATTAGAAGAGCTCGGTTTCATCCGGTATAGCGTGGCTGGCGGAAATTCGTCGTTGTTTCGTAGCAAGCCCGCGCAAAATATCGATTCGATTACGATGCTTCCCCAGCGACGACATCAGGCGGAACATCCTGACCAACCATTTCGCCCCGCGCGTTATTCGGTCATCACAGGCGACCCCACAATTTCACCGGATAATTTACACGAATTGAAAGCGCTCACCAGCGAAAATAACACAAACGGCGAAAATGTGAAAGTCGTCATTATTTCCGTCGCTGGAAGTGAAGGTCTCGATTTCAAAAACATTCGCCAAGTTCATATACTGGAACCGTGGTATAACATGAACCTCCTTGAACAAATTATCGGTCGTGCTATCCGTAACTGTAGTCATAAGCGTCTGCCCTTTGCACAAAGAAATGTTGAATTGTATTTATACGGAACCGAGCTTTCAAACCCGGATATTGAAGCGATCGACCTTTATTTATATCGCCTATCTGAATTTAAAGCGATAAAAATCGGGGTTGTCTCTCGCGTGCTACGAACCTCCGCGGTGGATTGTTTATTGAATGTTCAGCACAACACACAAACCGCCGCGCAACTAAATCAAGTGGTTCAACTGAATCTCTCGTCGCGCAAACAAATCGACTATCAGGTTGGCGCACGGCCATATTCCGCATTATGTGATTATATGGAACGATGCGAATATGTTTGTAGGCCGACATTTTCAAATGGCCGACCAATTCAAGAACAGAGCGATTTATATGGAATGGGTGATGACGACGACAGCGACGACGACGAAGGTGCGCAAGGGCGAGGGCGAGGACGTGAGCGGAGAGAAGCCGACGTTCGCTTAGATACATTTAATGAAAAATTCATGTCGATGAATCTCGATAAAATCATCCACAAAATTCGCGATTTGTATAAGGAGTCGTATTTTTACAAGAAGACCGGTCGCAACGGAATCATCGCGCATGTAAATGCGATACGTCAATATCCCATCGCACAAATCAACCTTGCGTTATCACAAATGCTGACAGACCCCAACGAGTATGTAAATGATAAATATGGGCGTCTTGGGCGTATCATAAATGTCGGCGACTACTATTTATTTCAACCGATTGAAATCACCGATAAACGTATTAGTATTCATGAACGAAGCACGCCTGTTCCTTTTAAGCATACCGCAATCGAATATCCTCTTCCAGAAAATATCACAGAGGATTATTTGGGAATTCTCTCGAAGTCGGGTGTTTCTGCTCTTGCTCCTTCTGGGCCAACGGGAGCATCAGTAGTGCCGAATAAAAAGGTTGCGAAAAAGGTGGCGGCGGAGGTGGCGGGACTCGCGTCGGCATCGGCATCGGCATCGGCGGATGTGGTGAGCGAGGTCGTTGCGCCTGAACTACCCGCACCCGCATCCGCCGCCCCCGAACCCGAAACCACGGCAGAGAATACACTCGGAATGTTATTCGATACATTTGAAACATGTAAGACAGTGTTTGAAAAACCGACAAAAGAACAAGATGATTGGTATTATTATTGCGGTAAGGTGATTCTTCAAATCTCTCAGACCGATGAATTCCAAATCTCGATGGATGAGCTTCATGAACTTGTCATCGCGAATTTGATTGAACACTTGACGTTTGATGAATCCATCGGTATATTGAATTATTTGTATCAAAAAAATAATGGGTCGATGGAACCATCTGGCGGAAGTGCGAGCAGCGGCAGCGGCGGCAGCGGCGGCAGCGCCAGTATGGCGATTCAAAATCTCTCGACATTCGAACGTATGATTCTTCAATATTACGCCAGACAGGTGATACACCGACCGTTGGTAGGACGAAGGGCCGCCGCCGCCGCCGGTGCCGCCGCCACGAGTGTAATTCCAGAAGACAAAGGTATGCTATTATTCAATAAGGCAAAGAAGGAATTATTCGAACTCGTTGTCCTCCGTTATGAAACACGCGAATGGGTCTCTGCGGAACCTGAAGACGAACGTGACTTCTCACTTCTTTTAGCGAAAGTTCAGACCGAGCAAATCAAAAAAATGAATATGATGGTCGGTTTTATTTCATTATTCAAAATGGAATACTTGGTATTCAAGGTGAAAGTCATGTCGAAGAAACGCGATAAAGGCGCACGATGCGACCAATCCGGAAAAACAGACGCAATGACAATCATTAATACTGCGCTGGGATTGAACGCACTTACCCAAGGTGATGAATACAAACTTACAACTGAAAACACGAAATTTAGAACCCAAAAAGAATTGTGCGTGTTTCAAGAGTTTTTATTGCGAACGTTTGACCGAAAGGCCATCAACGGCAAGAAATGGTTCTTTACGCCGTGCGAGGCTTTGTTGTGTGATATCGAGAGATTACATATAGAGAAATAAAGTATAGTTGTATAATAGGACAATAAAATGAATCCGAATGAAAAAAGAATAACTGCGGGTGCGGGTGCGGGCATTTCAAGATATGGTAAAATGGCCGCTCAGCCAACAACCTCCGCGCCTAAGTTGGGGTTATATACTACGATTTTACTTACACGTAAATTGGAAATTCCATTTCGTATTATTGGGCGTAATGTAAAAG